TGTACTTGAAGAGCAGTCAGCGTTACATTTCGTCGTGATCTTATCTACCTGAAATTTAACCTTTACAAGTTCATTCCAAAACGACAACCTTGTATCCTGAGCGTAGCCTATTTTATTGTTTTTAGCTGCTAACTCAGCATCTTTAGCAATCTGTTTCCGAATGTTTTCATCTGGGTACCTAGCAACATAATTCCAAGGTCGCTTATACCACTCTCTAATGGTGTATTCGCCACCTGTCTGATCACCTGGTTTACCGCCGATATACTTGCCATTTTCATCATGACCGCAATTAGAAATCATAAAAATTCCTCCTTATCCTTTTGAGCCAAGCTTAGCTCGCCTTGCAGCGTTTATAGATCTTTGCTGGCTCATAGCATCTTTCATGTTCATTTTCTTTGGAGGGGTGTTCTTTATATTACAAACCTGTATCAGAGTCAAAAGTTTATTTATGTTCCAATTTTCGCATTCAAATGGGATTTGGAGAGATACCATCCAATAATACACGATTTCTGCAGTGATGATATCTCTTCCTAACCCGTTACTTTTTATGGAATTCTTTTGAGCTTCTGAAAATGTTGTTGCTGTATATGGATCATTTACATATTTTGCTATTTTTTCAGATGTTTTTGGATCCGCGATCATTCTTATAAAATCTTTTGCTGATATGTTTTTTGGCTCAACTATCATGCATTGATAATAATCTATCAAATCGCTTTGAGTTAAATCTTTATTATGCAAAAAATGCTTATGATGTCTAGATTCCCATTCAGATATAGCCTTAAGGGAATGTTCCATAGTAACTTTCATCTCTTCCCCTGACAAAAATTCTTCTTTGGTTTCATCCCATACATCAACAACCGTAGGCACATTTATAGTCAACATTAATTATTGCTAGACTTGTCTGTTATAGCTGTTGTCTCGGCCTTCTGCTTTTCAGCCTGCTCAACAAGCTTCTTGGGAAGAATTCCATTAATAAACTTACTAGCTTCGTCTTCATTTGTAGCAAACAACATAAACAACTCTGAATATGCATTTGTCTGCTTGAATTCCTCTCTGAGTTCATCGTTCTTGATGAACCTACGGCCATCTTCTGAGATAACACCATAGGATTTGATCAACAGCTCCTTAAAGAGCCTAACCATTTCCCGATTGTCCTTAGCCTCGATAATATCATTGATGTACTTCTGCATTCCGCCTGGCATATCCAGTTCCATATCTGTGAGTTCAACAGGTGTAAAGTTGAATCTGAATACCTCTGTGACCTCAACGCCATCAAATGTTTCATATGTGAGTGACTTCTTATACATAATTTGGTTCTCCTTTAAAATATAATTAGTTTGTATAAATGAAATAAAGACCTTTCTCATTACGAGTGAGCTTTCACGGGCTGAATACCGAGGGAATCTAATTCATTTTGAATTTTTAATACTTATCAGCCTTCGCCGCCAGTAACTGTTACTGTACATGTGTCTCTGTATGGGTTGCCGTCAACTTCGATAGAAGCTGTAATAACAGCTGTACCAGCAGAAACACCTTTTACTGTTCCGTTAGAAACTGTAGCAACAGTCTCATCAGCGGAAGTCCATGTGATAGCTGTTCCGACAGGTACTACTGTAAGAACGGTAATATTAGCTTCACCATCAACAGCTACAGTAGCTGTCTCATCAATAGTAATACCAGGTGTGTCAGTATCAGGTGTGTCTTCTGTCTTGAACAGATCGATAACTTCCTTGATAGAAGGGAGTCTAGGATCTACAGCAGCATCATCACCAGAAGCATCCTTACCATAAAGAATATCCTCAAGAGCAGTAAGCTGAGCGCCCTTACCATCCTTCTTGAGCTTAGCAGAATCAAGAGTGATCTGAGCAGAAGGCTTAAGATCAGCTACGCCTGTCTCAACAGGAGTTGTTGTAACTGTCCAGCTGAAGGAGATAGCCTCAGGGCTGTCATTAATTGTGTTGTAAGCTCTGTCAGAAGGGGAAGCCTTACAATTGTAAATAAGGTGAAGCTTATAACCAAGATCGGAGTCTACATCATTACCAACCTTTGTTCTATAACTGAAACCAAAGCCCTTTCTTGTCTGCTGACCAACGGAAATACCGGAAACGGGAGCTGCAGAGCCATCGCACTCAGCCCACTCATCAGGGTATGTGTAAGCCTCAATTGTAAGACCAAAGTCTTCTGCTGACATCAAGCTAAGATACTTAATATTATCTGCATAAATATCATTTGCTTCTGCACCGGAAGGATTCTCAGAAACAGAAGAGAGACCGTTCCAAGCTACACCAGCCTCATACTCACCAGTCTTGGCCAACGGATAAAGAACACCGTGGTCAACACCTGTCTCATAAAAACGTTCGCCTGTCTTATCCCAAACAAGTTTTGACATAATTTATGTCCTCCTAATAATATAGTATAAAAGAATCGTGATGTAAATCGTCGGCAACATAGTGCCTGTTAAATCGTATCATAGGTAACCCCATCACCAAAGGTTTATAATACTTGCTATCCGGATCATAGTCTATTAACTTTACATCATAACTAATAGTATGTCTATATGGCATGTTGTTAGCAAATTGTGTGTAGCCGCTAGATCTGCTAATCCTTATACATGGATAGTTCATTTTTAAAGACGCTGGAGGGTCTATGTAAAGATTAGGAATATCTGTCACTTCAAGAATTTTCTTTCGAAGGGCATCCATCGGCCTCTCTTCCATTATACACACCTCCAAGCGTTAATTTTATTCTAGGATATGCTAACTTAACGGCGGTAACTTTCCAGTTAGCCCCCATATAAGTTACGCATCGAATATTAGAAAAATTCTTTATGGCAAATGGAGTCGCAATTATACTTATTTCATCAGAGATCGTCAAATCGTCAGAGACTTTGTCCTGATTATCTTGATGACGGAAATTATTTCGAATATCGCCATAGTGGTTTTTCCAAACAATATGAGCCGGTGCCCATACACCTGGTCGTATTTCTTCCTGGCAAGCATATCCTACGGGTCCATAAAATTTAGCCATTTTGAATTTTCTCCGTTATGTATCAGCCTTCACCGTTTGTGTTGTTGCCAGAATCATCGCCGGAATCATCGTTGCTGTTAGAAACAGTCTTAACGAGTGCGATAGCAGAATAAGGCTTTACAAGAGCGCCAGACATACGGGTCTCCTTCAGATACTTGTACTGGTTGTAGTCGATATCGAAATCATCGAACAGACCATCAGCCTTGCCATCCTTACCAACATTGTAGTCTGTAGGATTAACAATAATACCAACAATCTGCTTGCCGTTCTTAACAACATTCTCCATGACAGGAACTGTAACAATTCTGCTTACACGCATCTTTGTAGCAAGCTCAGCCTCTGTCTTGTAGAGAGGGTGACCAATTGTATCTTCAAGGAGGAGCATCTCTGTGAGATAGTCATCTGTTGTGAAGAGGATCGGGTTACCAGAACCCTTATAATCCTTACGAGCCCTAATGGCCTGCTCGATCATGTCCTTAGCGAAGGCCTTATCTGTTGTACCAGTTACAGTCTTCTCAATTGTAAACAGATCGGAGTCACCCCAAATAGGACGGATGTGATCTTCGCCGATCTTATCGTTAGAAGCGGGAGAACGACCATCACCAATCAGGATAGCACGACCGATTTCCTCCTTGAGCATGAAGTCCATCTCACCCTTGATCCAAGCAATTACGTCAAAGTCTGTGATATCGATCATGTCATCACGGTCGAACTTCTGGAGCTTATAAACAGTCTGAGGAGTTGTTACTCTCTTCAAGAGTGTGAATACTTCCTCAACCTTCTTGTTGCCCTTGATGTATCCTCGAGCACGAGCAGCATCTGCAGTAATATTAGCATACTGAGACTTTACTCTCGAGAACGGTGTGTGATGGATTGAGCCCATAAGAACTGCAACCCAGTCCATGTCTCTGCGAATCCACTCAGGCGGATTATTCAGGGACTTATACTCAGGGAACAAGAAGCTAGGATCATTTACACCATAGTTCTGTACATCTGTAGATCTGGAAATACCAGCATCGGAATCGGCATCATGCTGCAGGCCCATATCTGCGCAGTAGTCCTCAAATACCTGCTTCATGGAACCAGCATGTGTATCCTGAGCTGTCTTAACAATATTAATCAAATCGGAATGTGTGAGATATCCACCCTCACTAGGCATGGACTCGTTATCAAATACATTTCTCTTCATGTCGTTTTCTCCTCCATAAAATTCGTTTGAAGACATTGCGGAATGCTCTACTGCTAACTCTTCGTCATCGTCGTCCTCGTAGTCTTCATCATCATAATCTTCGTCATCTTCATCATAATCTTCGTCATCTTCATCGTCATCATCAGAAGAAGCATCCTCGAATCCCTGATTGTAAGCTTCTTCGATAAGCATATCGAGAGCCTCAATCTGATCATCGTCCATAGAATCCAAAATATCCTCGTTCTCAGAATAGAACTCATCGAATTCTTCTTCACTGGCATGGGCTAAAGCCTTGCCGATGGCTTCATTGACAACGCCGAGCATTGGTTCATCCATTGTGTCAAGAACTTCACCAATTGTAGGTGTATCGTCATCGCTTGAATGGTTTATACTCATTTCGCTATCTCCTGTTACAATAATAGCATCGTAGTACCCATTATACTCGTAGTCATCAACTTCTGCAGCAGAATGGGATAACGACACTTCTTCAATTCTAGCGCCATCATTAGCGCCAGATAATACCACGCTTACCTCACGGATAATTCCATGAAGTACATTACCGGCCTGTTCCTTAAGCTTGTTTGCAAATATAGAGTACGAATTGATGTCTCCATGCTGGACAAGCTCCTTAATCTTTCTACCATTCTCGGTGTTATTGCAATAAGAATATCCGTAAACACCTTCTGGTCTGTTCTCAAGAATAGTGTATCCTACGACCGCGTCAGGAGTAGAGTGATTATGCATCCACACCATAGGGACCTTCTGGCCATCCTGATGTGCGAAAGCATCTCTTCTGATTGTTCTACCATCTGAACAAAGAGTATCGTTCTTTGTTACCCAGCCGCAGAAATCACAGTTTTTTGGTGCCATTTTGAATTTTCTCCTTTCTAGATCGTAGTAATATATTATAGATTGCACTATGATCTAA